ATACACTACCTGAAAATATAGCAGGACCAACATTTGTAAAAGTATTAGATCCACTTATAAGAACACTTCCTGATACTGTTACACTACCAGATATTACTTGATTACCTTTAAATACATTTGATCCTGTAGTAGCAAAAGAACCAGTATCTCCCATTGAACCTGATGGACCAGGAGGACCTTGTGGTCCTGGTGTTGATACCTCAATTATATATGAATTTTGAGGATCAATTGATACTATATTGTAGGGGCTAACAACGTTACAGCTCATTTTATACTTCGGTTACTTCTTGACTTAATTTAACATTACCTTCTAGTATTCTATTTACATAAGGGCAGGGACCACTTCCTGAAATTATATCCAAGTCGTAAACGGCTTGATTAAATGTAAATTGGGAAGAAGTACATGAAGCAATATATATAGTAATTGCTCCTGATACAGCATTAGACATATTTAACCCTGTTCCATCTCCGTTTAAACTACTACTTAATGTAATAATTACATTAGGAGAACCAACGTATGGTCTAATTTGCATTTTTGCGCCATAATTTTGCAAATTTATTGGGGTTCCGTTTGAATCTTTGTAAACTATTGTGTAGTTAACCGTAGATCCCTGTTCTATAGTAAATGAGTACCTTCCTGCTGCCATAATATATTAGAAATTACTGGCTATAAATATTGTTTTGTTTGCTATTTACCGTATTCGTACTCAAGTATTTTCCCGACTAGATCCGATCTATGGTTTTCTTTCAATTTAATCCATTTAATTTCATCAATTTTTTTAGATAATTCAATAACATATGAAAGTCCGTTTAATTCCCCAGTATGTATTTTTACATCGGTTTGCTCGTTATCACCGTTAATGACGATTTTACCGGTTTTTCCTAAACGAGTTAATATAGCTAACATTTCACCCTTAGTAAGATTTTGTGCTTCTTCTACTATCAAGATATCATCAATTGTTTTACCTCTTATGAATTGTACAGGTAATGCTTTAACTTTACCTTCAGTAATTAAATCAGATACTTCATTTTTATTAGTACAACACTTATTAAGATTTTCAACAAGTGCTTCCATATAAGGATCAAATTTACCATTAATATCTCCAGGTAAAAATCCTAATGATTTACCTACTTCAATAGCTGCTCTTGTATTGTAAATACAACTAATTTGTTTTTTTTTAAGAAAATCTAATGCTGCTTGAGCACATACTAAACTTTTACCACTACCTGCTCTTCCTGTTATAACTACTACTTGGTTTTCTACTATTAATCTTTTTGCTTCTTTTTGCTCTTCATTTAATTGAATAGCATTAATTAGTTTAATGTCGTTTTTTCTCTCACGATTTGGTTCACGCATATAACACTGTTTGATATAAATATGAAAAAAAAAGAGTCGAGCTTGCGCTCGACCCTTTTATTATTCTAACAGGTTAGATTATTATAAACCTAAGGTATTTAAACCGTTTACAAACACCTTACCATAGAATTCTGGACGTACCATCTTCTTAGCGTAACGAGTCATGATACCTTTTCTTGGAGTGAAGGTATTTGGATCGTACACTAATGGAGTCATTAATAATGGTACATAAGGAGCGTAAACAGCACCTGATTCAAGGAACTGAGCACCTTTGTAACCCATTAAGATTACGTTGTCGCTGAAATATGGGTTAACGTATACTTTGTAACGAGAGTTCAAAGTACCGATTTTCTGACTTCCAAAGTTAAATACTTTCTCAAGATCAGCACCAGCATCAGAAGCATATCCTGGGATAGACTGCATGATAGTAGCTACTTGAGGAGAAGTAACTAAGAAATTAGCTGCACCACGAAGAGTCTTTTGTAAGATCTTGTTAGATACAGACTGAAGAACAGTACCTAAAGTACTAAACCAACCACCCTGAGTGTTATAAAAACCACCAGTAGTAGATGAAGTTTGACTGAATGCAGTACCATTCCAGAAGTTGTTATTGATAGCAGACCAGTAACCAATAGTAGCCGCTTCTTCAGTTAACATAGAAAGGATTTCTAAATCGATTTCCATTGCAATGTACTGAGATAAAAGACCTGTTAATTCAGCTTCAGCGTCGATGTTCTGATAAGCGTTAAGGTCTTGAGCTAATTCTGGTGTCCATTGAGCCTTTAACTTACGAGTTTTAGCAACGATAGCGTCAGACTTCAACTGAATGTTGATAGTTGGGATATCGATCTGTACAGGATCAGCGGCGTTTGGAATGGCGATACCAGTATTGTCAGCTTCGAAATCACCACGTAAAGCTGGGGTAGTTTGCTTGTTGTAGAATAATACTACATTACCACCATTTGGAGCAGCAGTTGTAACGAAAGTCAAACCAGAACCACTAGCATAAGTAGTAAACTGTTGTAATACAGAAGCTGGAGTTACACCAGAACCACTAGGAATCCAAGCTTGAACTGATAAGAAATCAGGTAAGCTTAATGCAGAAGCTAACTGAGCGTCAGTCATAGTAATAGTATACAACTGAGTTCCGAAGAAACGAGAATCGTAGTTGATGTATGGAGCTACAGAAGCAGAAGCAGCAGCAGCATAAGAAGCTGTTGTGTTAGCTACAGAAGCTGAAAATTGGTTCATAGAATAACCGTAACGACCTTGACCATAAAGACCACCTGTTGGATCTACGTTGGTAATATCGAAATCAGTACCTTGAACATCAGCTAATGAACCGTAAAGTGAAGTACCTTGTACGAAAGGAGTTTTGTTGTTACCGTACTCGAAGTCTAAGTAGAATACAAGACCAGAAGGCATAGCCATTGGCTGTACAGATACGAAGTCTTTTGCTACGATTTCAGCAAATACACGGCGAACGAGTGGTAAAGCAATACCAGCCCAGTTTTCACCAGTTCCACCTAACATAGAGTTAGTACCAGAAGTAATGTTAGTAGATTCAACTACTAATTGTTTAGCTTGGTTTTCGAGGATAACGGCCATGTTATTCTTTTCAATTTCATTGCCAAATCCTTCAAGAAGACCGCTTTTTTCCCATTTAGAGGCAACTTTAGCTGCTTCAGCTTGTTGGCTCTTCCATGGATTTGCGCTTTCTAAAAGCATGTTTAAATTTTCCATTTCTAGAGATTTTTGTTTTTTAAAATTATTTAATGTTTGCAAGTTTCTGCATACGAGCAATCCATTGGTTGCTCTCAACAATTTGTTGAGATTTTTCTGCAACACCAGCTGCTTTAGATGCAAATCCTAAAGATTCTTTGATTTGGGCTTTTTCAGCTTTAACTGCAAATGTTTCGTTTAATGATTCATAAACGAGTTTTGCTTCTTTAGCTGATTCAGCTTTATCAAAAGCTTGTACAACCTTAATTTTCTGAGACTCTGTTAAGTTTTTAGCTTTGAAGAGCTTATTAACGTAAAGTAATTTAGCGTTTAATAAGTTTACTTCTTGAAGTTCTTGACGAAGAGTTTGAATAGTAGAAATTGCTTCTTCAAGTTCAGCTTCAGCAATACCAGTAGTTTTACTTGCAACTACAGCACCACCTTTGCTTACAATACACTTTTGGAAAGCAGACATACGCTTGTCTGAAAGGAATCCCTGTTTTGGAACTTCTTTCGTAGCTTGTTCTCTACATGCTTTAACATCATCAGCAGTTAACTTCTTAGATGAAGTGCTGTATGAGCTAGCAACGGCAGAATCGTACTTGTCAGAAAGCCAGTTTGAAGCATCTTTAAAGAAATCTTTAAGACCTTCGTCTAAATTTTTCTTTTTGTAATCTTCAACACCTTCTTCTTCAGCAGTGTCTTTTTTGTCGCCACGCTTGTCAGCAGGTACATCGCCTTTGTTTCCACCATACTTTTTTCTCTCTTCAAGAGAATCTTCTTCACCTAATAACTCAGCTAGAATTTCTTCTAAATTAACTTCATCATCAGTTGTGTCAGGCAATTCAGCGTCTACATCAACGTCAGCATCAACGTCAACATCTTCGCCATCAGGCCCCATTTCTTGAGAAACTATGTCGCGGATTAGTTCCTCTAATTCATCCATAGAAAGTTCAGATACTTCTTTATCTTCCTCTTTTTCTTCTTCTTCATCAGATTCTTCGTCTTCAACGTCTTCTTCAGCTTCGATTTCTTCTTCTTCTTTAGCTTCTTTAAGATCGTCTTTTTTCTCAGACAATTCTTCATCTAATTCGGCAAGAATTTCATCAAGGTTGATTTCTTCGAGACTATTATCGTCATCGTCGAATTTTTCCATATCTGTCATTTCTTCCATTTTTTCTTTGGCCTCTTTAGCTTTAGCTTCTTCAACTGCATCTGCATCATCCATCATCTCTTCCATTGGCTTTTTTTCTTCGTCTTCATCCATAGCTTCTGCTAATTTAGCAGCAAACATAGATTGTAAACGTGGAGTAAAAGCCTCTTCGAGAGCAAGTTTGGCTTGAGCAAGAGCAGTTTCGCGTACAGCTTTAGCGTCAGCAATGGCCTCCTTTAAAAGGTCTTTTGTGTTCATTTTTCCTTAAATTTAAATTTCGGAAGTAAGCTTATTGTAGAAAAGCTTAATGGGGGTTAATTATTCGTGACGGAGCTATAAAATAGAGTGGGATAGCTCATTAGTCGTACATAAATATATGTAGAGATACAAAAACCACATCTTTGATGTGGTTCTTTTTATTTTTATCGTCCTTGTCCTCGGTATGCAGAAACCTTTTTATCTTTTGGGCCACGAGATTTAGCTGCTTTGCCTCCTTTACGTTTTCCAAATGTAACTTTTCTGGAATCACCTTTTGATGAACCTTTTGCCATGACTTTTAATTATTGTAAATTAACCAATTTATATTTTGTAGAATAAAGTAGATTTACTACGTTATCTATTTCATTTTGAATAAAACTATCAGATAAGTTTGGTGCTTGTCTTAAAGTGCACACAATAGAAATTAATTTTTCAAAATATTTTACAATATTTGATACATCACAATTGTTATCTAAACCAGCTACTGGTCTAAATTGGATTAAACCATATTTTCCTTGGTAGGATTCAACTAATCCATCAATTAAATCAACTATTTCATCATAATATTTGTTTAATGCTTTATGAGCAGAATAGGCACCCGGACCATTTACACCTAAGTGGAAAACGTGTGCTTGAGTTCTTGAATGCATTAAAATTGATGCTAATTCTTCCATTGTTGTGTTGTTTTAATAGCCAGGTAATTCACAAGTACAGAAACCAGCGCGATTGCAAAGAATTTCTGTTACAAGTTCGTTAACTTTGTCTAATTTATATTGTTGTTCTTTAGTATATTGATTGTATTGTTTAGATTCGCTAACAATTTCCATAAAAGCACCTTGTGTTGATGGAGTTGACACGAAATCCCAACAAAGTAATTCAAAATCTGGTTGTACTTCAACAGTTTCACCAATTTGTTTTACAGAGCCCATACCACGTGATGAAATACCTACAGTAATACCAGCAACTAATAATGCTTTTAAAATATTTCCTGAAGGTGTAGGTAAAATTTCAATTTTTCCCATTACATCATCACCATCCCACCATAAAGATTTGATATTATGGCATACATTTTTTAAGTTAATAATTGGAGATTCTGGATGGTCCAACTCTCCCAATGCTCTATTTTCTTTAATGTATGTGTCTTTGTATTTTTGTACTTCTCTTTCAAGAGTATCTTTAGGGTATACACGACCATTGCCGTTTTTTGCTTCAGCACGTTGTACTAAACCTTGAACAATAAGACGTCCACCGTTATTTTTAACGGATTCCTCCAATAAAGTTGGAGTAATATTAAAATTAGTAATACGTTCTATTAATAGCTCTTTCATTATTTAATATTATATCCTTGTTTTTTTAATTCAGCTACAGCACCATCAATAATAGCTTCAAATTGATCATCGCTATAACGATGTCCTATTTTATCTTGAAAATTATTTAATTCATCTTCTATGTCTTTGGCATTAAATTCTAAATTAAGATCATTAGATTCAATGTCATTAATTATAGCTTTTACAATCATGTCTATAACACCTGGTACAGATGGAGCTTCATCACTTTCATCTCCTTCTTCATATTCATTTATGAAATCATGAAGCATTTCTTTAATTTTATCTTTCAATTTGTTAGCAGATTCACCAGGAGCACTAGCACCTGCAGAGCGAAATTGGCCTAAAAAATCTTTAATTTTATCTTGTGCTTGAGGAGACATTTTTACACTAGTTCCAGGAACTAATGATGGAGATTTATCTTTTTTTTTGTCGTCTTCAGTTTCTTTTAATGGCTTTCCTAATACTAAAGCATCTAATTCAGAATAGTCACCAGTTGACATTCCTTTTTTTGCAGCAGATTTGATACTACTAGCACTACCCGCTTCAAATATAGGAGCTGTAAATAAAGCTACAGCTATATCTTGCTCAGAAACACCTAATGCTTTAGCAACATCAGAAAATGTAGTTTGGGGATTTTTCCCAAACATTTCGTTGTATTTGTCTTGAATTTGTTTAGGAGTAACGTTAGCTTCAGTTAAGTTTTTTTTTGACTCTTTAACGATACGAACTTTCTTCATCTCGTTTTTAGTGTCATTAGGTTTGATTGGTTCTAAACCATCAGGCCTATTTTTACTCTTAATTGGCTTACTAACTTCCTCTTTAGGAATATCTGTTACAGTAGTAGCAGGATAAATACCATCTTGTTCATCAACTTCTGGCTCTTGTACAACTTTCTTGTACTTAGCTGGTTGTGTTGGGTAGTCATATGATGGAGCTTTATCAGGAGTACCCTTTACAGCATCACCTTCGTTTAGTAATCCTTTATTTTTAAGGATTTTAACGGAGTCATCAAATGAATTATGGTTAGTTACAAAGTTAGGGAACATCATTCTTGCATTGCGCAAAAATTGATGTCTATTTATTTTACCCTCTTTTAATTCTTGGTATTGTACGCTAATACTTTTCATTATTCTTCGGTTTTTTCTTCTTTACCAACTAATTTTTCCAAAATGTCAGCTAAATCTTCTCTCATTTTGTCAGTAGGGAATACAGTAGCGTATGATTTTGGGTTTTTCTTATAAAATTGTTCGGTTTGCTTTTTAGCTTTTGGTAAAGCTGCTTTAATTTTTGCAGCCATATCCATAAGTTCTTCAAAAGCAGCAATTCTTTTTTCTTGAAGTTTTTCTCTTTCTTCAACTTTTTTAGAATCTTCTTCTTTTTCTTCAGCTAAAGATGCTAAAATATCTTCAAGTTGTAAAGATTCAGCTTCAGTTTTTAACATTCTTTCGTACGTCATTTTCATTTCACGATATCCCTTCATTAACTCAGCAATATCAGTTTTATGAGCACTAGCTACGCTATCGTCAGAGTTTTTAGCTTCAGATACACGATACTTGATTTCATCACCAAGTTCGTCAAGTTTTCTCTTAAGCTCTTCTTTACTTAATACTCTTTTATCGTCTTTCATATAATTATTTTAATTAAATATTATACCAAATAGCAACCATTTTTTTACCTGCTAAATTAAAAAATTCAGGATCATTTTCTTCCTCATAAAAGCTAGGATCTTTGTCTACATCTTCAGCAAATCTAAAAGATACACCTATTTCTTTGTCTGGTGTTGCATCAAAATTTCCATCCTCTGTAAATCCTTGAACACTATTAACTAAATTTTTTCTTTTTTCAGCTTCCTCTGGTTTTAATCCATCAAATACTAAGTGATTAATCATGTATTTTTTAACTTCATCTATATTGCTATTCAAAAAATTAATTACCGGTTGACCAGTTTCTTCTTTTAAAATACCAGCTAATTGCTGCATTCTTTTAGCTTCTTTAATTAATTGTTTTTTCATTGTGATTTATTTTTTTATTGTGATAAGTTTCTGATTTTGTTTGATAATGAGTTTAATCTTTCAGATAAAGCACTTAATTGGTTTGTTTTAGATACCCAAAATGATTCGTTTTTTACAACGTTTTCAGTTTTTAATCTATTTGAATATTCAATTACTTGCTCAATTTCTCTAATGCGTTTTGCTACTTCTTGTAATGCACGAGCAATTTTTCTTTCAGTTGTAACTTTAGAAACATTTTCGCTAAAACGACGATATGAAATCTCGTTTATTTGTTCTTGATCTTCTTTATACAACTTGAATGTTTTTGGTTTTGGTGTTGAAGGAAATTGCTTATAATCAAACATTTTAGAATCTGATGGCATTCCTTCTTTAGCTGGTGTGAAACCATCTTTGGTATATGTACTAATATTGGCTTTTCCTGCAGCTAATGTTGGTGTTTTACCTTCTGATTTTTCTCGTTTTTTAAGAAAATACTTACCAGTGTATTCACCACCAGCGCTAGCAGTAGTAGATGTAGCACCATCCATTTCCTCTAAATTCTGCTTAATTAACTCGTCAATATATTTTTTTAATGCTTCAGGTATCATAGTGATTTAATTTCATGAATTAGTTCATGGAATTGAAGTAAATTTAAAATATCTTCATCTTTAACTGATTCATTTTTGTCAATTGGCTTAATAATTGATTGTAATTCTTTAAGCTTAATTTGAGTTCTTTGATCAACTACTTTATCAGTCAATTCAGTTAATGTATTTTTAATATTTGCAAAGCTTTCATTTACGTAATCACGTAAAGATACAGTATTAGAAATCTTATTAATGTAGATTTTTAATACATCACGCTGTTCAGGCAATAAATTTGCGTATTTTTCGTTAAATTTCTCAATCATTATTTTAGAAATCAACGCACGCGTATTTTTGTCTTGAGAAGCATATTCAGTCATTACTTGATCTTCAACTTTATTTTTGTCTACGTTTTGTTTTGTCAAAAACTCAAGTAAAGTTATTTTATTTTCAATAACAAATGTAGGTTCTATAAATTCAGTTGATAATTGTGCCTCGATCAAGTTATAAACCGCAGCGTATGCTTTATAATTATGTATTTTTGCTTTGAAAAATTCTTCTAAATCGTAATGTTTCTTAATCTCTTTAATTAAGTTGTACTTTTCTTTGCGCAATGATGTACGATTCAAACGTTCAGACAACTTAATAGTAGAACTAAGTATAGTTTCAGCTTTAATTTCACTTAAAGCATTAGCTTTAGTTAAAGCTTGATACAACTTATATTCTTTAGCAAGTTCTCCACGCGAAAAATAACTTTTTACGATATCAACAGCGGATGACTCTTTGTTAGACATGATGTCAGCTGTGATTTGCCTGGTAAGAAGTTCAAATAAAATACCAGTATTTTTAAATTTGTTATGCTTTAGTTTCACACTATAGATTTAACTAATTATAAATATGTATTTTATTATATATCTTTAATATTTGATTCGTCGAGCAATGAATCTCCATTATCTTTTGCATTAAATACATTGGATTTTTTAAACATTTCTTGCAACATTTGCTTATTTTGCTCATATATTGCTCTAGTTCCCTCAAGTGCTAACGGAGAACCACCTTTTGGTTCAGGAGCTTTACCTTTATCTGGTTGTAAATCATATCCTTTTCCAAGTGGATCTTTACCAAGTATACGTTTTTGTGTATTGTATACTGATGTTTTTACTTGTGGTCTTCCAACAGGATTAGTTTCATCATATTCTGGTGGTACACCGGTTCCGTTACGTCCTTTGCCATAAAGCGAAGCTAAATCATGTGGTGTTCCATATGACTGACCACTTGCAACTGGATCGTTACCTTCATTTTCAATCTGAGATAAACGGAACATGCGTTTTTTATCTTCAACAATTTGATCACGTAAGTCACTGTATTTGTCTTCGCTCATATGGAATAAGTAATCATAAACATAGTCTGATGGGAATAGACTAGCATCCATAATATTTTTAGCTAAATCAACTTTTTCCTTCATTAATGCTACACGTTCTTGGTCGTATACAATTGATGGTGTTGTTAATTCAAGCTCAAAATTCGTTAAATTTTCATCAGTATAACCTTGCGCATATAAGTGTACTAAGGCTATTTTAGTTAATTCACTCACAACTATGCGCTGTATACGCTCAATTGTACGAGCGAAACGAATATCTTGTTGTGCTAATGTAGATTTACCTTCAACGTCAGCTTCGTATCCCAAGAATGCCTTAGGAACTTTCATAGCAGCTAACATTTTATCTCTTAAGTATACTACGTCTTCAATTGCATTATACTCAAGACCAGGTAATGTATCAATTTTAGTACTTGTATTTCCACCTCTTACAGGTACATAGAAGTCTTCATTTACGTTCATCATGTTGTAACGTAAATTATATTCACCTGTTTTTGGATCAACAAATGGAGTACGTTGTGTTTGTGTTTTAAGTTTTTCCATGTATGTTGGGATTTCATTCGGTGGAATGTTACCCATATCAACATAGTAAACACGACGTTGAGGTGCTCTTAAAATACGGTGAATCAACATTGCATCTTCCATCAATGCTAATTGCTTAAATATCTTACGAGCAGGTTCAATATATGAACGACCATAAGGAAGAAAGTTATAGTCACCTAATAGTCTAAAGTTTGCCATTTCATAGTTTTCAAACTTAATACTATCATTATCTACTCCTGATACCATACCGGTATATGAAGCATTTGGTGCTATTCTAAATTGTACGTAAGCTGGATTTTTAGGGTCAAGTCCTTCTTCTCTAATAACATTATAAACATTAAGAGGAATTACTTGATATACACCATATTTTTCTGAAATATGGAGGTGTAAATAGAAATCACCATACTTACACATTGAACGAACCCAACCCCATAAATTAAATTCAATATTTAATATATCATAGAATAAATTATATAATATTCTTTGAATGTTTTCGTCAGGTGATTTGATAGCTAACACTTCACCTGCACCATTTTTAAGTGTAGATTCATCAGCTACAATATCTAATACAGATGCTACAATTGGATCACCATCCATTACTTCATAGTCGTTATACAACTGCGGTCTTATAACGGTGTAGTTAGAATAAGGAGCATTACCAACATAGGTACCTAAACCACCAGTGTATATACGCTGGTATCTTTCAGGGTACATATTGGTTTGTACAACTCCTGTTGATTGTATATGGTCAGTATCGATTACTGCTACCTGATTTCCACCAACATTGCGGATAATAACATCAGTTGAAAATAATCTTTTTAACCTACCAAATAAAGATGTGTCTATCATGTGTATAAATATTTTTACCTTATTAACCAAGTAATATCTTCATTACCATATTCTGTGGGCATTTGCCAAGGATTATTAGGACCATTGCCTCTAGCAGCATATGGATTCATAAAGCCTCGTTCTACTGAAAATCCAGTTAGTGAGGCTCTATCCTGCTCCATATTGTGCTTTCTAAATCTTAATGCAGTATCACGCAAGTAAAGACCCATACTAAATGACATTACTAAGTCGTCATTATATCCATCTTGAGCTTGTGCTTTACTATTTTTCCAAATAAAAACCTTCATTTCTTCTATTAATCGTTTTGAGCGTATAGTACACGATTTTTCATGTGTATACTCTCTAAATTTTTCAATCATTAATGGTCTAGTTTTTACAGACGTTGTAAAACCAGCTATTAAATTATTATTTCCATCCATTCTTCTAGCCCATTGATCAGAGGTTAAAGCATCTTGTTTTGGAGAATAATACAAATTCGCATATCCCCTATCAATTGCTGTTTGTACTGTAT